TTTCAAACTCAGGATATTTCTCGCCCGGAATGTCTTTAAGTGAATCAACTGCAGGCTTGAAACGTAAATAGTTAAGAGCCAATTCTTTACCATCTCTAACATAATCTTCAAGTGCTTTATGAACTTCTGTACCATAGATCATTTTCTCGCTAGGTATGACTGTGTAGTTTTGTGCTACACGAATCTCGTAATACTTCTTAGGACAATTCTCATACTCTTTAAGAGCCGAATACGACCATGTAAAATTAGCCATTAGTCTTCTTTCTTTTGAACTTCACCTGTTGATTTATTAAGTTCATACTCAGGTAATACTTCTTTTTTCTTCCTAAAAATTAAGTCAAAGTTCTTTTCGAACATTTCGTTATTAGGTTTAGATTGTAGCCAATCTCCTGTTACATCATTTTGTGCAGTCTTTTTCATTACCATACCCATGATACGAAACTATCTCGTATCCCTTTCGTCACTGGATTAACTTTATGTGGATACAAAAAGTTAGACGGGAATATTAATACGTCCCCTTGTTTTAATTTAATTTCCATGTCGTCAAACATGATAAATTCCCCACCTTCATAGTCATCATTAAGAAAGCCTACAATAGATAATGTAGGTATGCCTTTCATTTTACCATCAAACATGTCATGAATATGATCACAATGTTTAGCCATAGTCTTGCCTTCTCTATACCGATTAAATCTTATATGAGTAAAGCCTTGCCATCCATTAAAGTAATCGTTCTTAAAGTCGGTCAAGATGTACTGGCTTATAGCTTCCCATACTTTTTGTGTAAGCTTATCGCGTGTGGCTATGTTATCCCATGATACATCAAGCTCTTGCTCACCACTTTGAGTCACATACTTACCATCAGCATTATAAAATACATGTTGTTTCCATGTAGCTTCATTTATTTCTTTTCTTACCTGATCACATAATTCTTTATCAAGCCAAGGATATACTTTAATGTAGTCGGTTAACTTATCCATTTTTAAATTCCGTCAATGACTTGTTATCACCAAGTGTTCCTTTAATAAATGAATTAAATGCAAGGCTTACTCTTACATCATCTGCTACTACATCTTCTACATGATGCGTTAAGCTTGACGGAAACATTACTATGCCACCCGTCTTAACATTAAACCACCATGAGTCAGAGTTATATATGTCAAATGTATCACTAACTAATTGTAATTGTTTATAACCTGCTCTATGAAAGGTAATCTTATCTTTGGTAGAGTCAGTAGATATATAAAGCACACCTGATATAAAACTATTAGGATGTTCATGCTTATGATGAAACTCTCCCTTCTTAGTCCAATTAAGCCATGACTGCGTAACAAAAGCTTCAGCAGGAAACTTAGGTTTATATACTCGCTTAACATATTCATTAAGTTGTTCAGTCACAAACTTGTTTAAGTCTGCCATCTCAGGTTCATTAAGTATATAGTTGTTGTTAGATGTAACATTGCCCACATTACGATTAGTAGATGTTGAGTGGCTTTCTATATAAGCAAGTTCTTCTTTAGTAAAGTCTCTACCGATGCTATTAAACATGACAGGGGTAGGGAATAGTAATTCAAAATTTGGTTCATTCATTTTAGCAGTCGCCATAACTTTCTCCATAATGTGCTTCACAAGCGACGGGTAGCCCACTCGCCCAACTAGGAGGCATTGACATAATGTCAACGATGAAATCATTAGCTAACTTGACTTCGGGTGTTGGGACTACGCAGACTACCGCATCGTGAACAGTTAACACAGGACGATACTTCTTATTAATCTCTAACATTTGCTCACCTACAATAATACGGGCAAGCGCTTGAACTACATTCTCTACTACTGATCCACCCCATATAGATACCATACCTCTACGGGACTTATAAACAAATTTAGATTTGGCTTCTGATACATCCCATGTAAGACCGGGATATTGAATATATAATCCGTTGGGTAGTTTAATACCTTTTGGTGTAACAAGTAATGATTCATTACCTAAGTAATAGGGTTGTTTATCTTTAGGCCATGATGCCATGTCTTGTAGTGCATCATCACAATCACTCCACAACTTAATAACTTTATCATTAACCTCGCGATAAACTCTAACAAGATTCCTACATTCTTCTTCAGTTAATATAGCGCCCGGAGGTGACGTCTTTAATGTGTGTTGCAGCTTTGCCCATCCTGTGCCGTAGCCTAGGCCTAACGTACATGTCTTACCTACAAATCGTTCTGTTGCATCAGCTTTAGTAATAGGTCTGTTATAAACTTTAGATGCAAACTCTGAGTAAACATCTCGTCCTTCTTTATACCATTGCACAATATCATCTTGTCCACTCAACCAAACTAATACACGCGCTTCAATCTGTGATGAGTCACAGTTAATCACTTGGTGTCCTTCAGGAGCTACGACTGCATTCTTGAGTGCTTTCTTTTTCTTATCTCTGGATGGTAAGTTCTGGAAGTTAACCTTATCTGATCCCGCCCAACGTCCTGTATGAGCGCCATAATATTTAAGGGGGATAGGTAGTTTACCTTTATTACGTCCACCAATACCAATAAACCTTTCAATACGTGCCTCTTCCATGGTTGATTTAGTACCCAACCGAACGCGACATAGTTCTTGAATAAATAAATCTTCGTGTTCAGTTAGTTCAATAAAGCCGTTGTCGTTTTTAGCTAAGGCAAACGTAGGGTTACCTGTCGCAGGACTTGTCTTCATTGGTACTTCTACACCTAACTCAGATAAGACTTCTGCAAATTGTTTATTAGATGCAAGCTTAGCCCTAACACATTCTTCTGAATCACATTCTAATCGCTTCATTAGGCCTTGTAACATTAAAGCTTTCTCGTCTTTAATTTCGTCTAGTCTAGCTTGTAGTAACGCATCATCGACCTCTAAGACAGGTTCGGTATACATGCGTAGCGTCATATCAATTAGTTTGATTTCATTCTCAGGATAATCTTGTGCGAGGATTTGGAATAGTTTGTAGGTAAGTTCAACGTCGTTAATACAATAATTTCCATACTGTAATAACTCGTCTTCACTAAAATCTTCTAAGCGTTTGCCTTTAGCTTGAACTACTTCTGTTCCTTTAGCGCCTAATTCATATCGTTCGACTAAGGATGCAAGACTTCCACCAGCATCGATTCCGTGTATTGCCCTAGCCATGCTGAGTGTATCGAGGTAGAGATGTGGGATGATATTAAAACGGAAAGACAATATACCACCATCAAACTGAGTATTATGACAAAGAAGCGCGGAGTCCTTCCAATCAATCTTTTCAAGTTCATTATTGATCTCTTGATGTGTGCCTGTAACCCACTTTGTAACACCACTATCAATCTTAATACCAACACCGATGACTTGGAATCTTTCATCTTTAATATATTCCTCCGTTGTAATTCCGGATAAACTAAAACCTACGTCGTAGTAGGTCTCAAAATCTAATGTAACTAGTTGCATATTTATCTTTATGTTGTTTAATGAATGCTATCTTATGCAAACGGCAGATAGCAGTGCCGTCATTTAACCCGGCCAAATAACGTTGGAGGAAGGTTGGCCGATCCACTTGCATTGTGGAGAGAATTGGTGGGCTACTCGCGGTTTATAATAGCAAAATACCGTCTAAGAACTTTAATATATATAAAAAGTGCTTTCGCCCATTAACTTATTTATTATGTCTTTCATGTTCGTCTCTGCACTCAATCGAACACCATCTTCTTGTATCTTTTACAGGATTACTACACCATAAACATTCGCCTGTATCATTAGTCGGCGTTTCTGCTTGCGCATGCGCATTAGCTATTGCTACGTCAACAATCTTTTGTGCATATTCATTTGCTACATCTATATCGTCATCCAAAGAAAAGTCTCCGCTTGTTCCTGTATTAGTTACAGGCTTATATATTAATTTGCTTAATTCCATTTTCTTTGCGGACTTTGAATCCGTTCATTCCTTTAAATTTCCTTGCCATCATCCATCTTCTAGATTTATTCATGGGTGGTGGAAGTGATACTAAACCTTTACTCCGTAAATATTTTGCTCGTCTTTCATTTGTAATACATGCACTATAAATTTCTTTTCTATGTGCAGTAGGATTTTTAGTTATATAATCATTAATCCTTTTTGCCATTTTTATATCATCTAGCAACGTATACATTAAAACAAACACTCCTCATAATCATTTGTATCAAAAGGTTTAGGTTTCTCTACAATTAGTTTTATGACTCTAGCACAAGGATTATTATTTGTATACCATTTAGCTTCCTTGACAGACCATCTATATTGGCGTATGACTTCGCCGTCGTCATCTATAACAGCATAAGTAAAAGGTAAAGACATTTGATCACCCCTCCAACAAACCACAATGTTATAATTACTACAATACCATTAATTATTGCTTGTGTTTTTTGCATATACTCTATTCACTCTACACAATTTATTACCTTTAGCTACATTAACTAAGGTACATCTTGTGATAGGTTTGTTAGTAGCCATTAGATATTGCTCGCCTGCTAACTGAATGCTTGCCTGTACTGCTACATTAGTAGCTATTTGCGCGCACCCACTTATACTAAAGGCCATTGTAAGCATCAGCAAGTCTTTGAGTAGATTCCCGATAACTTTTGATTCCTGTAATCTTTTCAGCATTAGCTTCATCTTTATATAAAGGGGTGATGACTATGTTATGTTTCTTGGTAGGTAAATCGCGAATCCAAGATAATTCTACCGGCCTTGTCTGCATGAGTGATGACCATACAAGATCACCATCACTATTAAATTCTTCAATTGCCCATGCAAAAGGTTGTTTAAGGGTTGTTTGCATATTTACTTTTACCTTGTTTATAAAATATTAAGTTTGACCATTTTACTACAGGTTGTAATCCTGTCCATGATCTTGGTTTCTTTATTGTTGTATCATGAAAATGCGTTGCACCATAACTATAATCTACTTCTAACCTATGTAACACTCTGTATGCTATATCTTTATATTCTTGTCGGATCACCGAAGGTGGATTAATTAAACCATACCAACTAAACTGTGCCGGACGTTTCATTTCAGAGCATAAATTCTTTTTATCAAAATCTGCTCTTCGCATGAGGACGTATCCCACTGCAATTTGGGCTTCACGCGGCTCGTGAGCGGACTCCATAAAAATGGTAGTAGCTAAGCAAAGTAATGCTTGATCAATCATATTGACCTCCTAGGAACAGGTATCAGTTCGGATTATTTTTGGTTTGCTAATTCTAATTCTTTAAGCATTTGAAGGTTATGGATAGCTTTATCAATATCTTTTAAGCCACCTTTGTCACGCCATCTTGTAATATACTTAATAGCATTGCCCTCAATGAATGGGATACCATTTACATGAATGTAAACGATAGGTTGGATTTTGTATTTTTTATAGTGGTCACCATCCACTTGTTGCTCTAACGGGTTTACTTCTGTCATTATAGTCCTTTCATAATGGTCAGCAATTCGTTTATGTTACCCTCATTCACCACGAAAGCCAAGCCCTGATTGTCTTTGATAAGATTTATGTTGTGTTTTTGCAACAAAGTAGGTTCATTATTTCCGCTCTTACATTCAATACCAATGAAATGTCCTTTATAGCAAACAATAATATCTGGCACTCCCGACCTACCATATCCCGCAGTCATAGGGGAAAAGTGATAGGCCTTGAGATCATCTAGTATCTTCTTAACTTGTTTCTTTACTTTGCCTTCCGGTGTCATCTTTTATCTCCATATCTAATTGGTCGCTATCTGTAATGATGTCATCAATATCTGATGTGTATATGTGATGCATAGCATTAGTTTCAACTTTACCTGTATGAATATCTAATACACCTTCAAAAAAGAATCCACCACCTTTTAAAAATATTTCCATGTTAGCAACCACGTCGCCTAAGTCATCAGATTCAAACTCTAATCTATTTTTATACTTATCATCTTTTGCTATCAGTATATATTTTGTCATCTTGTTTCTCCTTAGTGTGTTTTCTTACTTTTAATTATTCTGTCCCAATCATTACCCATGTTGTTTACAAAAGTTTGTCTATCTACTCCTGTAGTTTGAGCAATGGTAATCATCGCCATAGATAGTGTTGCCATAGCTTCTCCGAATGTAAATTTATCTACCATAAACTCTGTCACAAGGTCTACTGATTTATCTTGTATTTTCTTTCCTACATTGTCCATCTTGTTTCTCCTTTTTAAATTTTTCTAAGTTTGTTGTTATCTTTTGTGCGTATGCTATCGCGTCTTCTAATGCACTATCTTCGAAGTAGCATTGTTCATCTATAACATCATTGAGTGTTCTATCCATTAGTCTTCACACCTTCCACCAACACATGCTCGGCCAATGATCTCGTCTTCTAAGTCATTGTATGCGTCAGCTTGAACAAGATGTTCTGCGTGTTTCTTTTGTCTATCGTATAGACTATGGGTTGATTCTAGTACCGAACACTTGACAACAAGACCCTTCTCACGCATTGGCTCGGCGATAATGGTCGCGATGTGATCGCTTGGTTCTACACCCCATGTCCCTACTTGTTTTAAATATGTATCGTCCATGGATACTTCTACTACTACGCTAAACTTGGTCATGCTTATCCCCTAATGTATTGTTGGTTTATGATGGATATCAGCTAAGAATTTCTGAGCGTTTGCCTTAGCCGTATTTACTTCTTGCTCGGTTAAACTTAGTGCAATGTTCTCAGACACATCAATCATATCTGCTAATAAATCTTGATCTTCTTCTACGACTGCCATAACTAATAATCTTGTTAACTCTTCTACACTACTCTCTTCCATAGTTCCTCCTAAAATATCCATATTGATATTAAAAATCCTACACCTACCCATGTCATTGCAATCAGCGTTTTTTCTAGTATGCTACGCTTGACACTCACGCCAAACTCAGCACCTAACATTCTTCTAATTTGTTTTTCTTCGATTGCTCTTAACTTATTAAACTTATCTAATACTCCGTTGCGTCTTTTCTTTGCTAACTTTCTCATGCGTTGGTAGTCGTGTTCCAAGTCTTTTAAGTCAACTCGGTCTCTCATATATATCTTTTGTTTAATCGGTTGTTCCATCTTTCTTTCCCTCCTCAAAGTTTTTTAATGACTGCATATACTGATTTGTTGCAAAGTTAATGCCCCTCACTACTCCGAGTCGCATAGCATCATAAAACATTCGTGCATTCCATTCTGACCTTGTAGCTTGATGCACTTCGACCCATTGATAATACTCGGCTACTGCTACTTCAATTAAATCTTCTTCAAACTTCCGTTTCTTTTCTTCATTGACTTGGTGTTGTGTCATCATGCACCCCACTCTGCATACTTGCTATTAACTTCGGTAAACATATCTTGTATGGTTTCATCATCGAATACTTCGTTATTAAACTTAGACTTCGGATACCTACTTGTTAAATACTCGTCTACAAATTGTCTCATCTCGGTAATGCTTGGTGCTCTCATATCAATACTCATTTATATATCCTCCCTATACCATTTAAAATACCTGCTACTTCTTTAGGTTCAAATACTTTCTTATCAAAAGCAAACTTTGTTTTCCTACCATTCACATGTTTCACATATCCGCTTACGATAATCTCTTCTACTATTATTTCTTTCTTCTTCTCAGTAGTCATAGCTCTTATGTTCCTCTTCTCTTTCTTTGTTTAATAAGTATTGCTCTGTGTCTGTCATTGGTGGATCGTATACTTTACCCTGTATAGCTAAGTTTTGTAAAGATAAACCTTGTATATCGTTTGGTCTACTTGGTTTTTCATATTCTTTTATTTCTTTACCTGTTAGGAAATGATTCTCCCCGCAACAACCTATCTTGTCATTCTGTTCTTCATAGCAATAAACACAATACTCCATACCATCTTCTAAATCATCAAAGTCGCTCATACTACCTCCTTGTTATCTGAAACCTGTTCTTTGTCTGATACTGCTCTCTTGGCTCTGAACCATGTTTGTGTTAAGGCATATACCTTTGCTTCTATGTCGGTGCGTGGTGTTCTGAAGTGGTCGTAGTTCCCACTAAAGAAATTGTTTTTATATATCTTTCTCCAATCAGCTATCATCTTCTACCTCCTCCTTTGCGGGTTCAAATCTCTCTGCCGTCCATGCCATATGGTCTGCGCAATTGTTATATCGTTTAACTGCCTCGTGCCTGATGTTATCCATAAGAAGTAAGTATTCATTAGCATCTTCTACTCCCTCAATCTCATCTGCCTCTTGCATTGCTTCTAATACATTTTTATAAATCTGATTGGCTTTACTCATCATCGCCCTCCATTAAAAGTAATGAGTTTAATACTTCCCAACCTAGTTCTGTTAGTCGGTCTTTCATGTTGTCTTCGTTATCTTCTAGCCACTCTTCACATCTTGGTAGTGACCAATCCTTTTTTATTGACTGAACATCTTCTGCCCTCCATGTCACAACTGCATAAGTATCACCATATAATTTACTCATACTGCCTCCTTAAAAAATGCGTTGTTGTCAATCGCCTTAATAATCATTGGCTCGTTCTCTATAAGTTCCTGTGTGCTACCATATTCAACTTCGCTATCGTCTATCTCATGGGTTATATACCATGCGTCATTCTCTTTAAAGTATTGGATTCTTTTTGTTGACCTGAACCCACCATTCAAACGCATCACAAACTCGTTGTATGGGTCTTCATTACAATGTTGCTTTAGTTCTTCTATGTTGTTAATTGCTATCATGTTGTGTCCTTTCCTCTTCTATTTTTATTAGGTCTTTTATAAAGTCATAGCGTTGTTGGTCTGTTAGCTTTTGAAAGAGCTCGTATATTCTTGGGTCTATGGTTCTTTCTACTTTTCTCATACTTCCTCCTCAAATATATCCAAGTAAACATCATTAACAACTTCGTCAGTTTCATTTGCCCAACCTTTGATTCCGTTCTTTAATACATGAGCCACAAACTCTTCCAACCTTCTGTAATCATCAAAGATATTATCCATGTCTCGATTAATAAGTGCCTCTATCTTTTGTTCTCTGTTCATTTTGTATCCTCCTCGTAAGTATCAATCTCAACATCGTCATACCCATCTTCTAGGTATTCGTTCTTTAGTGCAATTGCATCTTGATAGGTCAAATACCCACCCATCTCAACACCACCCACCCATACCGAGTAATTGCCTAGTGGTATGGCTTTGTAGTCGTCTTTGTTATCCTTGTATAGTTCTCGTGTGACTCGGTCAATCTCTGCAAAAAAGTTTAGTGTTGCCATGTTATAGTGCCTCCTTAATTTTGTCGTTTATTTTCACAATTTTTTTAAAAATGCGATTGATGTTTGCGCATTCGGGTAGTTCTTGAGGTATGTTGGTCTCACAATAGTCCACCAATGTCCAATATAAAAAGTCTAGTTCTTTTTCTGATAGTGTTTTCATACTGCCTCCCTAAATTCTTTCCATACACCATGTATTTGTAATTCAAAGATAACCTTGTTAAGTCTTCTTACCAATAACTTGTCAAAGTCGTTTATTGCCCTATCGTTTAACTCTACTGCGATGTCTTCCAATTCAATGCCTAGTTCCATTAGTTTGTCGTTCATACTGCCTCCGTTATAGTGGGTAAAGTTTATAAGTGCCTGTGTATTCACATTGCCACTCGTATCCACCTCGTTTTGCTAGGTCGTAGAGTTCTTGCTTCAAATCCACAGGGTAATCAGTCATGATGTAGTCAAACGCGTCCATATTGCCTCTCTCGGTTGTCAAGGTCACCATGTTGTCATGCTCGTTGATATACACATTAAAACCTTGCTTTTCTAATTCTTTTACCATTGTGCTTACTCTTTTCATATTGCCTCCGTATAGGTTTTGTTGAGTTTTCTTGTATCGCTTTTTGTTTCGCGATGTGTTTACTATCCTCCTCTTTGTTTCTTATGTCAAGTATTATTTTACTAATTATATTTTAGTAGGGTTTTCTTGGCGACCTCGTAATTGATTCGTTTCGGTCTCGGTCTGTCGCCACTTTTTCTCGGTTTTGCCTATTTGTTGCCACTCATTTCTGTGTTTTGCGTGGTTTTACCTCGTAAGTGCTTGATTATATTCATGTTACCATTGTTGCCACTCGTTCGCTTTACAAATGGCTACGAAATACTTGGTTTTGAGAAAGGGGAAATGTTTGTAAGTGCTTGTTCTATATATATATAATATATTATATTATTATTATTAATGCTTATTTTTTGTGCATTGTTGCCAGTCGCCACTACTTTTACATAGTGAATGGGTTGTAAAATGCACTTGCGCGGTTAGACGAATCTCTACCAAGTTTCCCAAGTTTTACCCCACATGTCCTGTTTTTTTAGTGGCAACATGGCAACAAATCAATATAATCAAGCACTTACGAAAAAATAGTGGCAACAAACCAAGTTTCACTTGGCAACAACCTAGTAAAATCAAGCACTTACCTTGTCACCTTGTGGCAACATCTCGAATAACTCGGTTG